CTACCTTCCTGCCTATTGGCAAAGTCCTGAGTAAACTGAATCTCTACCATAACTATGAAGCTAAAGTGGTAAGAGCCGCAGAAATCGAAGTAACTTCCAGCCAACCAGTACGGTCAACGGTACGAATTAGAAGATTCAAACGTTTACGTGCTTTAAGGCTCATCATGTCGCTTTCAAAATCACCAGTAGCAATCCCTGTTTGGACAGTAATCCCCGGTATTTCATAAATAGCACCATAACGACTATCTCCAATAACCATAGTGTTTGCTGCGAATGCGTTGCACTCAATCACAGTAATACCATCTACTATTTGTCCTGCTTGATTGAAGAATGGAGGCAATACATAGTTAAGATTTGCATCTTTCTTCAACTTCATTTTATTGATGTCGGCAATGTTCATTAATGCAACGTTTGGCGAATACTTACTTCCATAAGGTGCCGAAATTGTTTCACGAAGTTTTACAAGCAAATCATAAATACTAGCATCAGTTATCCCAGCAGCGACAGGAGTATAGTTGGGGATTTGAGCCTTCAATCCGTTTATATTCGGAGCGGTTCCATTCCCTGTAACCAAGTCTGTATCTACTTTGATCGCAACGTTTGTCTCTAAGAAGTTTTGAAGTTCTGCTGCAAACAAAGGAGCATCATACATCAATTCTTCTGACATCGGAATAATGTCTCCTACTTTTTGCAAAGCGAGTGTATATGTTGCCCATTTTGCAGTAGATTCTGGGAATGCAGCACCTTCGGCAATAGCAGCGGCAGCTCTTACTGTTGTTGCATCGTCCCAGTCTACATAGCGAACAACGCCATTTGAGCCAGCAGGTACAGGTACTTTTCTGAAAATATCGTAGACTGTCAACTTGCGATGCGCTAATTGTCCGACATCAGTTAAATCTAATGCAGCCTGATTCCCAACTACTGAGGCTCTTAAAGTATCAGCCTTGACCGTGAACTCAAAGTCTTTCCCTTTTTTTGTTGAAGCCTCAAGACCTTCTTTGTTTGCCTCAATAATCTGAACCAATTTTGATTTTTGTTCGCCATCAGAAGTGCCATTCTTTAGTTTTGTAACTTCCAAAGCTATTGCCTTGTAAGAAGCATTCAAAGAATCAAATTGCTCTTTAGAAACCAACTCCCCAAACGCATCTACTTGCGCTTGTAGTTTTGATATAGTTTCAGAATCGCCTTTTTTATCAATCAGGCTTTTTAACTCGGAATGCAACTCAGTCTGGAACTCGGAATGTAAATCACCTAATTCTTCTGGTGACATTGTTTCCATTGTTGCCTTGTTTATTCCTTTTTTTAGGCAGAAATCTTTAAATTTCATAATAGTTTTTAATTAAATGATAGATAAAACGACTTTACTTTTTCTGATCGAGTGACTTCTTTAATCGGCTCTTTCTTTTCTTCCAATTTTTGAGTGACTTCTGTCTGCTCATTCTCTTTTTCTGTTTCCTCCAATGTTGGTGTGATTTCATTAGCACCCCAAAGCACTGCCTAAACCTCGTATAACTTTATTTCAGTGACCGCCCAAAAGTAGCCTACTGAGGTTATCGCTTCTTTGTTGATAACAAACTGAAAATACTTGTTCCAATTGGCAAAGTGTTCCGCATCGTTCGGGTCGTTGATACACATGAATAGCTTCACGTATTGCAAGCCAATTGAATGCTGTTTTACTTTCTTGTCAAGGTATTGGATGTATAGCTTTTCAGATAATTCTTTTTTCACTAATGAATCGAAAACTAAACATGTCGTATTGCCTTGCATGTTTAATCCCAAATCAGACAAAGCAAAATCCTTCTCGTAGATGTCCTGTAAATAACCGATACGATCATCAGTAGATGTGTCGTGGTCTTTCAGGTGATAAATTAAATCCTTGCCCTTTACCCCGTTTTCCTTGATTGTCTTTGTGGCGCACCCAGCAAACAGAACGTCCATTTGAGAATCACAGAAGTTGTACGTGTTTCCGATTATTGAAACCTCAATACTACCATCTTCAATCTCGACAACTGGTAATGGTGCGGTTGCTTTTTGAGCGTGTGATTTTGAAACAGCTACCTTGTGAACGCCATAATTAGAATCATGCTTGATAGGTTTCAAACACTTTTCATCAATGAGTTTCTTTTTGTTCGCACGTAGATAGTCGAACGTTTCAGATTGTGTCTTGAATGTCGGAATCGCTACCCTCATTTCTGTACGAGTTTATAATTCACAGAAACACGTTTAGCCTTGATAGATTCTACCAAGGCTTCTTTGTCCACGTTCGGTGACGTGATTTTATCTAGGCATTTTTCAGCGCCATCAAGGCACTTCTTTGGACAATTTTCCATTTCCAAACTGGTCGGTTTCTATCCGACAAAGTTTATTTGAAACAAATATAGACTTTTTGCGATTAATTACAAAAAATCTAAACCAAAGGCTAATAAAGCATATTTGTTAATTGTTGAATCTTTTCACAAACAGTAATATACGTTTCAGATGGAACGTTCCCTCTCAACACTGGCATCGCTTCGGGATTTAATATTTTAAGTGTTTCGCTCAATACTGAAATTGCCTCTATAATTTCCTTATTATCCATAATACTAATTCTTAGGCTCTGAAACTTTTACTGCCAATTCACGACCACCGATCGAAACACCGTTCAATCCTTTGATTGCTTTCAATGCTTCTGGTTCTTCCATTTCTACAAAGCCGTAACCTTTTGACTTCTTAGTGTCTTTGTCGTAAACTATTTTACACGAATTGACAACGCCAAAATCCTCGAATGCTTTTTTAAGTTCCGACTCTGAAACTTTGAATGAAATGTTTAATACGAAAATAGTCATATATTGAAATTAAACGGTTACGCTAAAATGAAGGTTTCGGTTGTGGTATTGTTTCGCCCCCTTCGATATGCCCAAGCCCTACCAAGTCCCTACGTTCATCAGTAGTCATTGACTCTAATACCTTAGTCGCAACTATTGGAGAAAGCACATTTACTTTGTCAGACGTTGATATTGATTGAGTTTCTTTGTTGATAATTACCTGATTTGCTTCCTCTTCATCAAACGACCACTCATTAACTAATATTGTGACCGCAATTTCTCTACTGATGTTTCCTGAATTTACCTGAGTGTTTAGGTTGATAATTGCATCGGTGTTGGTTTTGGCTTTTTCAGCTCTTACAGCTTGATCTTCTTGTAAGCATTCAACACGTGAAGTAGAAATGAAAGTTTCGAAACCTAAAGCATCAACCATTTCTATTCCGTCTAGCAATATTGTCGCAAGCGGAATTACGCAATCAGTATATGAGGCTTTTATTGCCTCATAGTAAGTGGCGTATTTATTTGCATCCGAATCGCCAGCCAAAACAGGAGGATAGCATAACGCTACACACAAGTCACGAGCCTTTACTTTGTACCCATCCCAAAGCGCAAGTTCTTTTATTGTTCTACCCAGTTGGTGTACTTGCACATTGGCAGTTGAAGTGACTATCTTTCCGTAATTTCTCGCACCTCTTACACGGTCGTTCATTACTGAATCAAAGTCCCCTTTTTCATCAGGTAATAATGGCTCATTAGTGTTATTGGAAATCAATATATCACCGCCTTTGTTTTTCAACAAAGAAGTATCAGCCGTGTACATTTCTTGAAGTGCTTCTATCGGCATGATTGCAGCCTGAAAAGGACTAAGCCCGAAATTAGTTAATCCGTTTGCGTGACATGGGTTGTCTAAAAATCTTCTGAATATTAAATCTTCCTCTGGTATGTCGTAGTAAATTCCTTTTTCAAGGTATCTGTATTTGAAACCTCTGAAATATGTTTCCTGTAAATTAGCGGTGTCAATAACTTTTAGGCTTTTACCAAACCCAACAATTTCTCTATTCCAGTAAACGCACGTGCCAGTTGTAATCAAATTGAAAAAAGCCCTACGCATATCAAGGTCAAATGTTTTCGACTTGTACGGCTTTCCTTTCCAGTAAGGAATATAATCTAGGTTCTTTTGCTTGTTAAGGATTTGGGTAATAATTCCAAATCCAACAGGGTTCATTGAATAGCCTTTTTCAATCAGGTAGTTTAAAGGCTTTCGATTGTACGAGTGCGACCCCATTATGAACTGGAAAGCGTTTTGGCTTATCTGGCTTTCCATCATATTCTGAATGAACAATTGTTGCTCGTTCAATTGTGATGAACCAAAAAGCATTGATTTGATAGTTGGGACTAATCCCGTTTTGACCTCAAATACCTTATCCTTTCGCAGTTGTAGATTCACGGTGTTTTTTGCAAAGATATTAGTTTTTATCTAAGATACATAATCGGGTACTTTTTGACAATATTATTAAATTAATCCTAAAATGCTTTTGTCCAGATGGTGGCAATTCTTGACTAAGTACAATTTTAATAAGACATTCCCAACTTAAAGTAGGCACGCATCATAAAACAATCCATCAAATCAGGGCTTTGTCCGCCAATCAAAGGCTTCATCTCATCCTTGCGAATAGTCGAAAGCTTGTTATCCATGTCGGGCTTTGCCTTACGTATCGCCTTACGCTCGTAAAAGAACCTTTCTCGCACCGTCATCTTCTCATCATAGCGTTTATTCGCCACCTCGTCACTAATACTTATTTGACCTTCATTGACCATTTGAGCAGACGTATAGTAGCATTGAGACTTTAGATTTACGTAGGCACGTTTACCACCGCCTAATGGGGCTTTGTTGTTGTGGAAGGGAATCCCGTTCGGGATAAACCCACCTAAATAAGACCCAACACCATCATTGTCATAAGCTATTCGTGAATTAGACACTTGATGTTTATCAGACATGCGCTTCATTGAGTCAAGTACCTGTTTACCGTCCGTCTTGTCAATTATCTCAATGTCAACTATTTCCAATCCATCCCAAACCATAACGATGTACTTGTCCGCTCCTTGCATGGCAATGTCAGCAGTGATATACTTAGTCCCTGTTTTGCAAGATTTCAGGCTTCCAAACATGTTTTTGAACTCTGCAAAATCGTATAGTTCGTTTTCGTTGATTACCTTTTTCCAGTTGCCATAAAGTAATTGGTTTTGCGTGTCCTTGTCCAGCGCAAGCAACGAAGCTAGGTATTGAGGGTTTGTAGCCATCAATACCTTATTCTCGTAGATAGACCCTGTTAGGAACGTGAACGATTTAATCAAGTCAGAGGCTTGCGTTTGTCCTTGGCTTGCGGTTAAAATACTATCTATTACCTGTTTATTCGCCTGATATACTTCTTCGTAACTGTTCCCCCAAATTACATTATCTTCATTTACCATAAAATACCGAAGTTTACCTATTCTTTCAGGTATTGGAAATCCGCTATCTTGGTCGATGTACCACTCGATAAAATCAGCCACCCAACTGTCTGGATCGGGGTTACATGTCGCACGGATATACGGCTTTATTCCGCACGTAGAGCGGTTTCTTGACATTAAGTAAAAGAACTGGCTCTTAGTGAAATGGGTTAATTCGTCAAATGCTATGTAGCATATTTCAGTCCCCTGCCAATTTAACTTGTCGTCTTCGTATTGCAAGTGGCGGAATACCACCCTATTTTCATTAGGGAAACGCCAATCTAAATTTGCTCTAGTTGCGCCCACGTTGGGAAATATCTTCTTTGAGGCATCAAGTAACCCCATCGGGTTAGTTATTTGTGGTGTTTCCCTACGAAAAAATACTGCATTGAAATGTTTGACGGTTGTTACGTGGCGTAATGTTTCCATTAATAAAGTCCACGTCTTTCCAACCCCCGCACCGCTACCACCGAAAACTATATCGGCTGGAGAAGATAAAAATTTAGTCTGAAATCCTGATTGCGGAGCGATAGGCTGCATTAATCCCTTTCATTGTCTGGTATCTGGTATACTTGCACTTGGTTTATCTTCTCGCCATCCGTGGTCATGTCTGTTTTATCCTTCCATCCGTGGTTATTTATTAGCGTAAATTTTGTCATAGCAGCGTTTAATTTATCCATTACGCCATACTTGACAAGCTTTGCTTTCTGCATTGCTATCGCACGTTCATATAGCTTTGAACACGAGGTAAATTTAGTTGATAGATAATTCGGTAGTCCTGCATAAATATTACCCTTGTACCTAGTTTCATCGCATGACAAGAAAATAAAGTCCTCTACAAAAATATTAGATTCTTCTTCTTTTATCCAAGCAATTAAGTCATTCAAGAAAAGCAAAGAAAGTTCCTCAGACCAAAGTTCCTTACCTTCTGGTTGGTATTCAGAAGAAAATTGCTTTCCGTCTTCTGGCTTGATATTCCCTTTTCCGCCCACCATACTATTTCAAGTCTTCTAAATAAATAATCGCAAATGTTTGACCGCTCAAACTAAGGTTGGTCGTTTTCTTTCCCTCGTATTCGGCTGTTATCCTAGTGCTATCGCCTTTGATATACGAAAGGCTGTGAGTGGCTAGTAAAGCGTATTCTAAGTGG